CCAAAGATCGAGGTCGCCAACATCAGAAGTTTTACAGTTTCTTCATTCACAAGCACGCAGGCTTGTGCTATAGTATTTTTCGCGTAGCATTATCACGGTAAAAACAGAACACGACAGAATACGACAGAATACGACATAATATAGTTGTGACCATAGACGTGGTTTGGCAAGGCACGGTGTGGCTTGGCAGGGCTCGGAGTAGCAAGGCATGGTACGGTCACGATCTGCTACCCTTCATCTAATTCTTTTGATTTTATGGAGGTATATTATGAAGTATACAGAAGGAACACTGCGTCGTAAGGCTTACAACATCGGGTATCAGGTACAGAAGGGCTTCCAGCACTTCGGACGGTATGTCTATCACGATTCGTATGGTGACCGTTACTCTGGATACATGGTGAGAGACTTGCGCACCGGCTTTTACGAGTGGGGCTGCTATAACAGCAACTTTGACTTCCAGTGGGATCTCGACGATGTCGCCGAATTCCTCAAGGGCGAGTATGAAGCTCGCGGATTGGCTTGGTAATAAGCTGATTTCCTTTCAAAAACCGTGAAATAGAATGTACGCAAAAGCCTCCGGCACCTTGGGTAGCACCGGAGGCCTTTTTTGTTTTTTGATCAGCCGTCGATGGTCTGACCGTTCTTGAAAGTGAAGGTCATGCGGCCATCGGCGTAGACGGTGGCATAGTCCAGCAGGCCAGTCCAGAGGCCGTCGCTGAACACCGTGACTTCATCTTCCTGCTTCTTCAGGAGCTTCAAGAAATCCATCATTTCACCCTTGCGGGACTTCAAGTCGCTGATCCGGTCGCTGACCTCGCTGTGCTGCTGCTTGGCGGTGTCGAAGCGCTGGCTCAGGTCGTCGAAGCGCTTCTGGTACTCGGCCTGATCGAGCGCGACCGTGGCGTTCTGCCGGATGCTTTCTTCCATCATCCCGGAAAGAAGTGTCATCTCCCCATGAAGCCGTTCCTGCTCTGCCAGTAGATCGTTCATGTCAAATACCTTCTTGATCGCGGCCTCGCAGGTGCGGATGGCGTCCGGTCTCCCGGCCAGCAGGATGTTGGCGGCAGTGAGGAATCGGGCTTTGATCGTCGCTTCATCGAGGAACGGAGTGGTGCATCGCTTTTCGTTTTTGTACTTCTGGTTACACTGCCAGATCGTCCGTTTGTAGACATCGTTGGAATGCCAGACCTTGGAGCCGTACCAGCCGCCACAATCTCCGCACTTGATTTTTCCGGAGAAGAGGTGAACACCGCTGTGCCGGTTCCTGCCCTTGGTGCGTCTGGCCATCTCGCGCTGCACCATCTCAAAGGTCTCTGGATCGATGATGGCTTCGTGGTTGCCCTCAACATAATACTGCGGAATTTCGCCCTCGTTAGTTTTCGTCTTCTTGGTCAGGAAATCCACGGTGTAACTCTTCTGCAGCAGGGCATCGCCCTTGTACTTCTCGTTCATCAGGATGCTTTTAACCGTGGACTGGTTCCATTTCTTCTTGCCGCTGGGCGACGGGATGCCATCGTCCATGAGAATCTGGCAAATTCCGTGCGGCGTCTTTCCCTGCAGAAACAGGCTGTAAATCCGCTTTACTGTCACTGCCTGCTCAGGATTGACCACCAGATTCCCGTCCTCGCCACGGTCGTAGCCGAGGAACCGGGCAAAGGGCACCGTGACCTTGCCGTCTGCAAACCGCTTTCTCTGTCCCCAAGTGCAGTTCTCCGAAATGCTCCGGCTTTCTTCCTGCGCCAGCGAGGACATGATGGTGAGCAGCAGCTCGCCCTTGGAATCGAATGTCCAGATGTTTTCTTTCTCGAAATAGACCTCAGTGCCGTTTTCTTTCAGCTCCCGAATAGTAGTCAGGGAATCGACGGTGTTCCGCGCAAACCGGCTGACCGACTTCGTGACGATCAGGTCGATCTTCCCGGCCAGCGCATCCGCGATCATCCGTTTGAAGCCTTCACGCTTCTTGGTGTTGGTGCCGGTGATGCCTTCGTCGGTGTACACTTCCACGAACTGCCAGTCGTCCCGGCTTCTGATGTAATTGGTGTAGTAATCGATCTGTGCCTCGTAACTCGTAAACTGATCATCGTGGTCAGTCGAAACACGGGCATACCCAGCGACCTTGCGCTTTTTCTGCTCGGTGATCGGTGTGGCCGTAAACCGCTTCAGGGTTGCTGGGATCGTTTGGACTTTCCTTTGCTGCTCCAATGTCGCTCCCTCCTTATCTGTTTCATCTTTTCGCTCATGGCCTGCCGATGCTCCGGCGTCCAGCGATCTTTCATGTATTCACGCATCCGCTGCTTATGCTCTTCGGAGCACTTGTGGCTATGACGCTTTTCACGCCAGTGCCGTGTCTCTGTCCTCCCATCGGTGAAAACGAAAATCAGATCCGTGTTCCCGACAACGCCGATGTGGTCAATCTGGCTGCTGAATGCTTCATCGGAAAAGGTATCCGTCCCCAGCACTTCGGCGCACATATCTTTGAGCCAATCCTCGCGGAGCCCTTTTGTGCTGCAGTTCCGCTCGGCGCAGCGCCAGTACATTGTCCGGGTGCCGTCCGCAGCGGTGGAGCCGCTTTTACGGAAATTGCATCCGCATTCAGGACATTTGATCTTTGCGGTGAAGCAGCTGGCTCCCTTTGGGTTGGTACCGTTCTTCCGGCGCTGGGCAGAAACCTTGTCTCGGTACTCCTGTGTCCAGCAGTCCTGATGGCCGGTGTTCGGCGCATCCTGCCGGATGACTGTGCCGTCCTTCAGAAAGAAATCCAGCGTGGACTTGATCGGCACTTCGATGTGGTCAACCTTTTCCAGAAAAGCATCCTCATCGAATTCCTCCAATCCGAGCACTTCGCAGCAGGCTTTTTCCAGCGCCTTCTGGGTTATGGTTCCCTTGACCGGGCATGGGGTGTCTGTTTTCTTTTTCTTCTTGCTGCCGCAGTTCCAGTATTCTTCATTCCGACTTTCCCTGCGGTTGTGCATGTAGCTGAGACCGCAGTACGGGCATTTGATCTTGCCGGTGAAGCAGCAGATGTTCAGGCTCTTGTTGGCGAGGGCACCGAGCTCCCGGCGTCTGGCCATCTCCGCCTGAACGTAGTCGAAGGTCTCCTTATCGATGATGGCCTCGTGTGTGTTCTCCACGAAATACTGCGGCAGCTGGCCTTTGTTCTTCCGGCGCTTTTTGGTGAGCGGGTCTTCGAGGAATTCCTTCTGCAGGAGAAGGTTCCCGGTGTAAGTGATGTTTGTCAGGATAACCTTCAGATTGGAATCGCACCACTTGTAGCCGCCTTTGGTGGTGATGCCTTCGGCGTTGAGCTCGCGCTCTGTTTCCAGCCGTGACTTCCCATCAAGGAAGTTCTGGAAGATGCGCTTCACGATGGCCGCTTCCTCCGGGACGATGACCAGTTGATCGCCGTCCCACTCGTAACCGAGGATGCGGAACTTTCCATTCGGAATACCCTGCTCGAAGCGCTTCTGGATCGCCCAGCGTGCGTTCTCCGAAATGCTACGGCTTTCCTCCTGTGCGAAAGAAGCGAGGAGGGTAAGCATCAGCTCGCCGTCCTCGCTCAGGGAATTGATCCGTTCCTTCTCAAACCTGACTTCGATGCCCAGCTCCTTCAGGTGCCGGACGGTTTCCAGCAGGTCGACCGTATTCCGGGCAAAACGGGAGATTGACTTGGTCAGCACGATATCGATCTTCCCGGCCTCGCAGTCGGCGACCATGCGCTGAAACTCGGTGCGCTTGCCGGTACTGGTGCCTGAGATAAAGTTGTCGGCGTAGACGCCAACGTACTGCCATTCCGGATTCTTCTGGATCAGCTCGCTGTAGTAGCTTACCTGCGTGGACAGGGAATGCATCATACGGTCGGTTTCCATTGAAACGCGAGCGTAAGCAGCAACCTTTTTCCTGACCGGCGCGACCGGTATCGTTGGCGCGATTTTTCTTACATTTTTCAACGAAATCAGCCTCCTTTCCACGTCTATTCATCACTCTACCGGCTCTGTAAAGCAAGTTATTTCTGCGCATAAAGTCCCCAGAGGTGGTCGAAATTTCTGCAGCAGAATTGTATCAATCTGCACAAATTCCTCTTCGGTCAGGAGGCTTTGCTGACGGAAGCCTTCGATGATCTGACGGGCTGCCTGATAGTTCTTTTCAGCCTCGAACTGTTCCGGTTTCATCGGGCATCCCTCCTTCCGTAGCGACCTTCAATGTAGCAAGCGTGACTGCAGTATTTCCTGTGTGCGTTCCCGTAAGCGGAGAATGGTTTCCCGCAGCATGCGCAGGTGAATTCGTACACGGCCTTCCGGTTGACCATCTCCGGGTGGGAATTCCACCACGACTGCCTGCAAGTTCCACTACAGAACTTGAGCTCCTTGATCCCAGCCCTCTGGACGATAGGCTTGCCGCAGGCCTTGCAGGTGGTGACGGTGGCCTCCGGCTCCTTCTGGGCAGCAGCCCGTAAACCAGTGAGGCCATTCCGCTGACAATATGCTTTCACGGCGGAGACGGAAACACCGAGCTGTCCCGCGATGGAAACATAGCTCTGGTTCTCGGCACGGAGCCTCCGCACGGTCAGTTTTTGTTCATTCGTCATGATCTGTCCTCCAATCCGAGGCTCATTTGCCTCAAGAGTGGTTGGAGGTCAGGAAGCCGCCTGTCCGGGATTCTGGCAAAGAAAATGAAAAAAGCCGCCGACAGGGATTTCTCTCCATCGACGGCATTCATCTGTTATGGTTTATTGATCGTCTTTTTCTGCGCGATCATGGAGCTGCTCCAGCACAGCCTTCAGCTTTTCTGGGATGGGCAGGCCGAGGTGCGCGGCGTTCTCCACAAGGGATACGCCTTCATTGGACAGGTAGAAGAAAATCACCGCCGTGCGCAGGACACCGGCTGCACCCAGCACCTGCATGTCGATGATGTGGCCGATGCCGACCATGATGAAGATCAGCACCTTCTTGAAAATGCCTCGGAAGCCGATCTCCGAGGATAGCTTCTTGTCCACAATCGCACACATCAGGCCGGTCAGGTAATCCAAAGTAACAAAAGCCAGAAGTGCGTACAGGAGGCCGTCGCAGCCTCCAAGGAAATAACCGAGCCAGCCTCCTACGGCAGTGAAGATAAGCTGAATGACATTCCAGAATTCTTTCATTTGATACCATCCTTTCAGATCAAAAGTTGAAGCGCCACCGATGAAGATGGCGCTTTTACAGTTACGCATTGGGATCAGGCACATCAACGATCATGTAGTTGGCGGCAAGCGCCTGATAGGGCTGTCCGCCTGTCTGCGGGAATGGATTGTAGCTATAAACATCGGAGCCAAAGCCGATGCACAGGTCAGATGCCCACGGCGTGGTGAGCGCCTCGTCCTCCTGAATCTCACCCTCGTTGGCAACGATATAGAAGATGTTGTTGCCGGAGCAGTTCTCCCAGAAATACTGGTGCGGATAGAATTCCCGGTACATCGTGTACTCGGATGGGATTCTCACACCTTGACTGACTCCCGGAGCCGGATCAGTGAACTGGTAGATATACTTTTCCCTGTTCACCCACGGCGTGATATCCATCAGAGCAAAGCGGACGCTGCCGGAGCCGCTGTAGTTGCAGTTTCCGGCGCAGAGCACGATGTTCAGGGACATGTTGCCGAATACGCTGCTCTTCTTGGAATTGATACGCTGCATCATCTTGTTCGGGATGTTCATGACCGTTCGGATGCTTGCCAGCGACTCTTCAAAGGTGGTCGGGAGCAGCTGGATCGCCTTGACCGTTGGCACTGCCTTCTTCTTTACAGTGATAGCAAAGCTCGTGCTGGCGGAGCTGGCCGCGCTCGGCGCGTAGGTGACGTTGACCGTATCGGTGCCGTAGACAGCCGGAGTGCCCGGAGCAGGATCATAGGTGCAAGCGTCCGTGATGATTCTGGAGCTGCCATCCTCGAAGTAGGCCGTGATGACCAGACCATCGTAATCATACGGATCTTCCTCGGTGAATTCGGTATCCGTAGGCATGGTCGTTACTTCGATGTAGTCGAGCACCAGCACGTTCAGGTCGAAGGTGGCGTCCTTCGTCACATCGTTGTGCGTATAGGAAACCGTGACTGGAATGGTGCCATCGGTATCGGAAACAGTGCCCTCCGCAGGAACAAAGCTGCAGAGCTCGGTCACTTCCTCGCTGGTCTCGTTGTTGTAGTAGGCCGTCACGATCAGGCCGTCATAGTCATAAGCCTCACCGAGCACATAGTCGGTCTTGCTGGGCGGCAGGGTGATCTCGATGTACTCCAGTGTCTTAGGCTCAACCGTGATGCTGAAGCCGTCCCGGTACTGATTGCCGTCCTCATCAGTGTAGGTGGCCACACATGGAATCTCACCGACTGTTTCAAGAAGCGAATAGTCCTCCGGCGAAAAAGAGCAGAGGCCGGTGATGTCCTCTGTGCTGCCGTCCTGATACAACGCCATGACCACGATCCCGGTGTAATCGAGATAGGTGCCTTCGAGGTAATCCCGCGTCTCCGGTAGGGTGGCAATGTAGATATACCTGAGCTTCTTTTCCAGCTCGGCGGCCAGTCCCTGTCCCATGAGATAACCACGGGCTTCACCGGCGCGAATATCCATCTTGGCTTTGTCCATTCTGATCCATACCTGAAAGTCGCCGTCCAGTGTGTCTTCCGGCACATCCCAGAAATACTGCAGGTGGAGCAGGTGCGTTCCGGCAGTCTCGTTATCGACCGGGTGGTACTCCGTGACCTGCTCGCCATTGATGTAGTAAGTGACCGTGATGACAGCTTCCTCCGGAATGACTACCACAGGCGTTGGATCGTCATCTTCACCACCGGAATCATCGCCACCTTCCTCACCGCCGTCTTCACCACCAGATTCTTCACTGCCGTTGGTATCCGGATCAGGGTCAGGTTGCGGATCAGGATCGGGCTGCGGCTCTGGCTCCGGCTCCGGCTCTGGCTTTGGCGTCAGCGTGATCTGGTGCTTGATTTCGCCGTGAAAGACGACGGAGGCTCCTTCGCGTGCTGTGTAATCCAGATCAACGACCATGCGGCCTCGGCCATCCTCCACCAGAACATCTGTCACGCTCACGAAGAAATAGAACTGGATCGCCGTCTCACTGACGGTGGAAAGCAGACCGGAGATGTCCTTGTCAGATTTTGACTTGGCGCTGGCATAGGCCGGGTCTTCACCGGCTCCCTGCATTTCATACTTATCGTTGAAGGTGAACACATACTTGGTGATGCAGGAGAGGCTCCCGTCTGCGAGACCATCCGTGAAGCGGAGGCAGTCGCCCAGATCGTAGGCCGGGTTCCCGATGGCCGTTACCCGGAAGGGCACGTAGTTTACGGCCAGCAGCGCTTCCAGAACAGCCCTGCGCCGAGCAGGAGCGTCACCGCCACCGCGCTGTAGAAACGGATTCGAGCCAAGGTTATAGGTCAGGCCGTCATCTGGCGTTACATTGATATACATGGTTTTCTGCAAAGACAGGTCGACGCAGGAAAGGCCGGTATACCTTGTCGTGTAATCCGAGAAGGATGCGCCGGAAAAGCGATGCTCCGTATCCAGCGTGTCCACTGGCACCTGCGTGTACTTGCGAAAGACCAGAGCGCCGGTTCGGTCGATAGTGGCAAAGCAGCCCATTGCCTGAGAAAGCCATGAGAGGAAATCCCGCCATGTGTCGATGTTGTCCGTCGTGTATACGGAAAGCGTCTCTGTGCCATTAGGCAGGGCTTCCACCTGCGCCTGCGTCATGCCCAGCGGGACGCCACAGTGATTGCAGGCGTTGAGCATTAGGTCGTATGGCTCGCCCTTAGCATTGCCGCCACCGTAGTTCCGGTTGAACTTTGCCATGTGGTCGTAGGCTTTGAGCACAATGCCGGAAGCCGTCCACTCAGCCTCGGCCACGGTGAACACACCCAGCGGAATATCCTCAAAGGTACCATCTGCCAGCTTCAGGCCGAGGAGTGGTGTGATCTCCAGCGCCTGCCACTGATACCGGGTGATGCCCATGCTCATGAAGGTCGCGTTCAGCTCACCGATATAGACCTGCCCGATCTCTACGGCATCGGAGCCGCTGCACTGGTTTGTGATAGAAAAAGAGCCCTTCAGGATATTAGCTTCCGTGAAGGGCTTGTTCCCGGCAGTGCCGGTCAGCCGGAAGGTCTGCACCTTGCTATGCATGGCCTCCCGGTATTCTTCGCTTACTGCATACATAGCTGTCTCCTTAGATGGCGGCCAGCGCCAGTTCCAAATCCTCCGTCAGTGTTACCGCGCCTCCTGTGGTATAACCGGCAGGGATCGCCACGCTGGTCTGGGAGAGCGGATTGAAGGTTGCGGCGATAGCGCCGTTGACAGGAATGGTACCGGCCACGGTCTGACCGGTAGAGTCGATGATGATCTTATTGGCCAGCACATCTGCGGCAGTTGCCGTCACGCTGGTCACATCCTGATATGCCTCCGGGATCGGAGCAACGGTGACGCTGGAAAGACCATACTTGCCCTCATCCGGCGTGACGCTCTGCTCATTCTTGGTCGGCGTGACCGACTTGGCCTGCAGCTGATAGTTCCCACCACCGGCGACACCTCTGACGGTGCCGGAGCCGTTGTGGTAGCCCTGCGGGATGGTGTACGTCTGGCCTTCCTGTACCTCCGCGTCAACAGCGCCGCGATTCTGAAGACTGGAAATTGCCAAGGCCAGCGCATCGAGATTGTCACCGGCCTGCGCTTGTCCCCATTCAATCAGGGTATTCCGGATCGTGTTCCGGTCGGTTTGTATCCGGCTGATTTCTGTTGCAATACTCATAATAGTTCCTCCTTGCTCAGAGCCATTTTTCTGTGCGGTTGTAGACATACGAGCTGAGGCCGCTGGCTCCGATATTGTCCTTGGCCACGATGATGTAGCCGTCCTCGTCTGCCGTGTACGCTGCATTCGAATAAGCTGCTGGATTGTTCAGATTCTTGATACTTGTTCCGACCACTGTTCCCGTTACCTGCGTCACATCTTGGGTTGTGAACATGACGCGGAAGCGGGTGCCCACGGTACCGCCGAGGGTAATGAAATAGGAGCATCCTGTCTCGACACGGTAAATATCTACATATGTCTGAGTGGGATTTTCATAGATCCAGCTGCCGTTACTGACGTAGCCGGAATTGTAGTCGTAGACGCTTGGCTCCAAACGTCCTGCCCGGACTCCGTTGGTAACCGCGCCGGAGCCGTTGTGGTATCCCTGCGGAACAGTATAGGTTTCGCCTTCATCCAGCTCGACGGCCACAGCTTCTCGGTTGACAACGGCAGCAAGGGCATCGGCCAGATCGTCCAGATTATCTGTCGCCTGAGCCAAGCCCCATGCCAGCAGCGTGTTCCGGATGGCGTTGCGGTCAGCCTCTATTCTTGTAACTTCGGATGATACGCTCATAGCTGCCTCCTCATATGGTGTGCAGCAACACTTCGATGTTGCCGATCTCAACCTGCACAGCCGCCGAGGTGACCGGACGGGTGTCACCGGCAGTGACGGCATCGGCAGCGTCCACAGATACCGTCATGGTATCCGGATCATATTTCAGGCCGTAGCCGAATCGGTACTGTCCGCCACCATCAATTCTCGTGGTGTCGGCAAATTCTGCATCCAGCTCCGGGTTTTCTTCCATCACGGCATCGAGCTCCATATCCTGCTCAAAGGTTGCCTGCAGGATCATGGCTCGATTTCTCCATCCTTCAGAATGTCTCCGACATTGGCGGTCATGATGTTGCTCGCGCCAGCCGTGCCGTCCGGGAAGACATAGCGGATTTGGATGCTGACACACTGAGCCGCCGTGAAAGCCAGTGTGTCCTTCTGGGAGAGCCGGGTCACAACGGCTTCCTCGGTGACCTCAAGTGCCTCGCCGGTTTTCTCCAGAACGACCTTGCCGCCTTGCGAATAGGTCACGAAGACTGTCGAGCCGGTCAGGTCGATATTCGTTTTGAATGTGTTGATCGGAGTGGTTCCCCGTTTCACGTTGCCCACCTCCTTCGCTAAAATTCCTCCAAGGTAAACGAAACCGTCCATAGCCCGTCCGTACCGCGATTTCGCTCGGAGTTTGGAGCGGGTACGGCCTTAAAGGAGCGCAGGCGCATGGAACGGTTCTTGTAAGCATGTGTTTCTATGTCATATAGGCTGACGGTGATGGAATCCCGTTTGCTGTAGGCTTTGAATTTCCCGGCCCATGTGGAGGAGCACTGGAAGGAAGCGGAGACGGACAGCTTGTCATAGCGGGTGACGATGATCTGATCCGTCCCTGCCTCCGTTTCATTCACGCTTTCCACCACAGTGGATTCCTCCTCCCACGAGGTGGGAGTGAAGATGCTCTCGCCGTCAAACCTGATCGGATAATTTATCAGCATTTATCTCCCTCCCGACCGGTAGCTGGCGGCCTTGTTTGCTTTCACGACGATCTCTTCAATACGCTCGGAGCCGATATACACCGGGATAATGGTATCTCCGGCAGCCTCGCCCTTGATCCCGGACAGGCTTTCCCGGATTGCAGAAACCATGTCCGCAACACCTCCGGCACCGCCAGTGACCGTAGCTGCGCTGGCACCCTGCACAGTAGGGCTGAGCACCATGTCACCGGCCACATCATTCATGGCGTCCTTGATCAAGCCTCGGCTCTTTTTGATGCCGTTGGCAAGGCCGCCGATGAAGTCCGGCATCCAGCTCTCGTAATCCGTAAGTGGGCCTTCATCCGGTACGGAGAAATGGAGCACCGAGCGGATGGCGTCCGCCACGCTGGTGACGGCATTGGACACCGCGCTGATGCAGTTCCTGATACCGTTGACGATGCCCATGATGAGATCACGTCCCCAGCCGAAAGCCTGAGAGATCAGGTTCCGGATAAAACTCACCACATTGTTGAAGCCCTGCCGCACCGCGTTCAGCACATTGGTCATGGCGCTGCGGATGGAGTTCACGATGTTATTGAAGATCTGGGATACAGAGCTGCGGATGTTATTCAGCACGGTGGTGACCGTGGATTTCACATTGTTCCAGATCGTGGAGAAGGTCGTCTTCACAGCGTTCAGCGCAGTGGAAACCACGGTTTTAATGGCGTTCAGCATATTGGTGATCACACCCTTGATCGCGTTCCAGATGCTGGTCACCGTATTTTTGATGGCATTCAGCACGGTGGATACCACACCGCTGATGGCATTCCAGATCGTCTGAAAAAGGCTCTGGATGGCCTGCAGGATCGGCGTCAGGAAAGCCACGATGCCGTTCCAGATTTCAGTGACCTTATTGGAGATTGTCTCCAGCGCCGTGCTGATCAGAATCTGTATGGCCTGCCAGATGGTTTCAAACAGATACCGGAAAGCTTCCAGCAAGGGAGAGATCGTGTCGTAGATGCTCTGCCAGACACCGGTGATCTTGTCCCAGATGCCCTGCACAATGCCGCTGATGGTATCCTTGATCGCCGTCCAGACCGTGCTGACCGTCGTGCTGATTGCGTTCCATACACCGGCGAAGAAATCCCGGATGCCAGTGAAGACAGTCTCGCAGGTGGATTTGATTGCCTCCCACGCCTCTGTGAAAAAGGTTTTGATGCCTTCCCATACCTTGACGGCGATGTCCTTGATGCCTTCCCAGAGATCAATCCAGAACTGCCGGAATTCCTCGCAGTTGTTCCAGAGATAAATAAAGGCCGCGACCAGCGCGGCGATGGCAGCGATAATCAGGACTATTGGATTTGCCAGCATGACGGCGTTCAACGCGGCAAAAGCTCCCTTCACAGCTGTGATCGCACCGGAGATCTTGGGTACAATGGTCATGATCGTGCCGACAGCGGTGATGATCTTACCGACAATGACCAAAAGTGGGCCGACAGCGGCGACAATAAGCCCGATCTTCACAATGGTTTCCTGCTGTGCTGGCGTCAGAGCATTGAACTTGTCCACAAGTCCCTGTACAAATTCCGCAACCTTCTGGATCGTCGGAGCCAGCGCCTCGCCGATGGAAGTAACCAGAACGTCGATGGAGCTCTTCAGCTTTTCGAGGGAGCCGCCGAATCCGCTCATCATGGCCGCAGCCATTTCATCCGTCGTCCCGGCACAGCTTTGCAGAGAGGCATCCAGTTTGCCCACATCATCCGGAGCGGTATTGATCAGCGCCAGCCACGGAGCCATCTGGTTTTTGCCGAAGATGGCGGAGGCCGCAGCGATTTGCTCCGATTCGGACAGCTTGCTGAAGGCCTCATGAAGTTCCTTCTGTATCGTTACAGAATCCTTCATGGAGCCGTCTGCATTGGTGACCTCAATCCCCAGCTGCTTCATGGCCTCATAGCCTTCTTTGGCTGGGGAGACCAGCCTTGCCAGACCGGTCTTCAGTGAGTTGGCAGCCTTATCTGCATCGATACCATTGTTGGCCATGACGCCCATGTACAGGGCGGCATCATTGACCGAGTATCCTGCGGCAGAGAAAATCGGAGCCGCCACGGACATGGCGCTCGACAGGCTGTCCACATCCAGAGCGGAGTTGTTGCAGGCAGCAGCGAAAACATCCGCGTAGTGGCCTGCGTCTTCAAAGCTCCCGTGAAAGCCGTTGATCGTAGCGACCAGCCCTCCGGATACTGTGTCCAGATTGCCGCCTTCACCAGCAGCGAGATTCATCGCCGGAGCCAGAGCAGCAGCGGCCTGCTCCGCGTCCAGACCGGCACGGGCAAAGTTCAGTGTCGCGGTCGCGGCATCCTTCATCCCGAAGGTGGAATTTGCCGCAGCATCCTTCATGGCCTTGTTCAGCAGCTCGGCTTCCTCGGTGGTGTTGCCCATCGTCTTGTTGGTGAGCTGCATGGTCTTATCGACCTCGGCAAAGCTCGCCGCGCCTGCCGCACCGACAGCGGCCAGCGGCAAGGTGACATGGGTCGTCAGGGTTTTACCGGCGCTTTCCACCTTGCTGCCGAATTCTTTCATTTTCTCACCGGCAGCCGCGATCTCCTGCGCCTGCACGGAGCCGAAGTTCTTATACTCCTGTTCCAGACTTTTCAGGCTCTGCTCGGTCTCAGCGATCTCCCTTTGAAGGGCATCGTACTGCTCCTGAGAGATCGTGCCGTCCTTGAGCGCCTGATCCGCCTGCTTAGAGGCTTCCTTCAGCGTATTCAGTTTTTCCTTGGTCGCCTGAATCTCCTGCTGGAGGGTCTTGTATTTCTGGGAAAGCAGCTCTGTGTTGCCCGGATCGAGCTTCAGGAGCCGCTCTACGTCTTTCAGCTGGGACTGCGTATTCTTTATTTCGGAATTGACGTCCTTCAGCGCGGTCTGGAGCTTTGTGGTATCGCCACCGATCTCCACGGTGATTCCCTTGATTCTGTTAGCCACGGTAGCGCCTCCTTTCCCGCATCAGAAATTGTCATAGTCGCTCTGGGTGGCGACCTCACGGTAGTTGTAGTCATCGTTCCGGCTCTCTGCGTACATATCGTTCACCATGCCAATGGTCAAAAGATCCAGATCGTGGATGGAGATGCCGAGCTGTACGCAGCGGAGCAGGAACAGCGGCGTTGTCATTTGCCGCTCAGTTGGGCGAAGTTTTTTTTAGACTGGACATCGGTCTGCACATTCAGTCCCCAGAGCTCAATGAGCTGCGGGAGCACCTGATAGATGGAGAAGGTGTTAAACCGATCCAGCCATTCCTCCGGCGTATCCGGGATGTTGGCATCGGCGTGCTTGGCCATGATGTAGGCGATGTTCTCAAACATCTCCAAAGACAGGAGGTCGAGGGCACTGTCCGCAGCGTCATTCTTGCCTACGGCCTTCTCCAGCACAGCGAGGTCTTTATAAATGTCCCGGTGGAACTTCAACCGGTAAATACGCGGGATGGCAGCAGATGCCCGGAAGGACACCTGCTGGCCGTCGATCTCGATGGTTTTTGTCATGCTCATGGTCGATTAGCCCTCCTCGGTCTTCGTGACTGTGACGGTGTAGGCTTTGGTGGCATTGCCATTCGTGACGACGATCCTCACGATGTTATCGCCGGTCTCCCACGTTGCAGCCTGCCCACTGGTGTGTGCGGTGCCGTTGACAGTGATCGCCACCTCCGCCTCAGCATCCGCAGCGACAGCCGTGATGGTGTTTGTCGCATTGGTGGTGCTGGCCGTATATGCGATGGTATCCGCGTTAAAGGCAGGAGTCAGCGTCAGGGAGCCGATGGTCAGGGAGGCCAGATCGGTTCCGTCATCCACGACCGGATCATCACCGCCACCGCCTTCAGACGAAGGGATGTATACGGCGCTGTACCAGTTCTGGTAGACTGCATCGCTGGTGTTGTCGCCGGTCTTGGCCTTCACATAGCCGTTGGCCAGAGGCGTGGCCTTGATGGACAGGGTCTCGGTCTTGACTTCGACCTCATCCTCGTTGGTTTGGGATTCGATACCCGGACGGCTGGCCGCGCACTTGTACAGGACGTGACGGATCTTCTTCACGTCGCCGTCGAATTCAAACAGCAGCGCGAAGTTCTCAGCCTCGACCTTGGAGTTCTCGATCAGGACATTGTTGCTGTCCAACTGCTCCTTCAGCACATCGGTACGGAAGGACTCCGGCACCATCGCCAGCTCCAGATCGCCGTCATAGCCCATGTTGTTGGAGATAATGTAGTAGGCATAGCCGTCAGCATAGAAGTTGGTCGGCTCGCCGTTGGCATCCAGCGACAGGGATACGGCACCGGGCATGGGCACCGGAGTGCCGTAGGAGAACGTCCCGTCATCCGCGACGGTCAGGATCGCGTAGTGGACGTTGCAGATGTTGAATTTGACCTTGTTCTTCTTAGGCATCGTTCATACCCTCCATTTCAAATTGGTACAGGACTTCATAGAGCTTTTCGCTCTCGATCCATACTTCGGTTTTGTCATAAAAAATACCGTGCGCATCCAGCACGGCCTCCAGTTCTGCCTCCAGCATGGGAGACTTCACATCGGTATATAGCTCGATGTGATACTCGTCGATTTTGTAGTAGACCTTGCCGTCTGCGGCAAAGTTGTCGCTGCCGGGTGTCAGGTAGCAGATGAACGGCGGATCAGGCGACTCGCCCTCTGCGAAATGGTGGTACGCATAGGGAAGGCCGATCTCCGCCAGCATTGCGAGAATCTCATCCATGTGACAGGCTCCTTTCGATTTCCTTCTCCAGCTCGCCCACGCCTTTCTCCTCCGCAGGCGCGATATGCGGCTGCGCGGGAACACGGCCACCGCCACGTTTCGCATGGCCGAATTCCAGAAGGTGCGCCAGCTGGTAGCGGTTCCGGGAATGGACGATGAGATGCAGAGAGCTGCTGGTCTCGCGCTCGGTCTTGACCGACCAACTCTTGGCATAAGCGCCGGTGTTCTTCGGCGCAGTCTCCTTGATCTCATTCCGGACGGTATTTCCGGCCTTCCGGACGGCGACCTTCATGTCATCGGTAGCGAGGTCTGCGTATTCGGTCAATCCTTCCATGACGGCATCGGCGAGGCTGTCGATGGTAACTCTGCTGCGGGACATCAGCGACTCACTTTCTGGCAGAGGAACTTAACTGCCTTGTTTTTGAAATTCATGTGGTCAACACCGAGGATGTTGTACATTTCGTTTTTAAACACGATGCGGTAACCGGTGGATGTGACGGCAGCAGAATCCCGGCAGTACCGGACGGTGAAGTCCACCTTGCTGTTGTCTACCACAGTGCCAGCGGCAGTGTCCTCCTTGGGAGACTCCGCGCTGACGGTGGCAAAGCAGCTGTAGTAGGGCATCCACTCGTTTTTATGGTTGCCGACTGCATCGGTCACGACCGTGCTTTTTTGTATTTCGATCCGGACGTTCAGGAGTTCAATCTTCATCAGAAAGCCTCCTTCCGGGCACCGAAGAGGAGCGAGCGCAGCGTGATCGTCAGCGCATGATGATCTGCCTCCTCGCGGTGTTCATACAGGTATCCGGTGGCGTAGAGGATTGCAATCTTGGCCTCCACGCATTCCTCCACGAAGGTGCCCTCATCCTCGTACCGGGCAATGCTCATGCAGAGCTTCTGGGCGATGCCAAGGAAGTGCTCGATCAGCATGTCATCGTCCGGGAAGTCCACGCGGAGGTATTCCTTTGCTTCCTGCACAGTTACGATCATGATGTCACCTCCAAGAATCGGGCACCGCCACTGCTGACGGTGCCCATGATGAAACTACGATCAGTTGCCGCTGATCTTGAGGATCTGGACGGCCTCCGGAAGGATCAGCCTGCCGTCGACGCGCTCCTTGGCAACATAGCCGATCATGCCGTTACCGGCGAAGAGCTCACGCAGCTCGGCGAAGGAGCGGGTGCCACGGTCGCCGATGTTGTAGTAGCTGTAGTCGCCGAAGGCAATGGCGTTCTCCGGAGCGAAAGCGGAGGTGTTCACGGGATAGCCGAGGATGCGATCCGGCTCACCGGCCTGATAGGACGGCTGCCAGATGTACGCGCCGTTGTTGTCCTTCAGCTTCCGAATCACGGCCAGATTCTTATCGTTGATGATGAAGCTGGCCTTCTTACGGTACGGACGCTTCAGGGCATAGACGAGGTTGATCATGTCGTCCGCCTTGACGCTGGACACGGTATCCTCCACCTGACCACCGAGGGTGTCATGGAAGAGGCCGGTGGGCTTGCCGGTGCCGTCGCCGTTCAGGAAGGCATCCTCCTCGGCATTGGCCAGAGCCTTGCCGAACTGGGTCAGGATGTAGTTTTCCAGATTGAAGGCGTTGTCGTACAGCAGTTCCTCGGTGACCTTGATGGCGACATGGAGCTTGTGGGCATCCAGCAGGATCTGGCCGAAGGTGGCATCGCTGAAGACCAGCGCACCGCCTTCCTCGATCCACGCAGCCGCAGGCTTGGTGGCGGCGATGTTGATCTTGTGCTCACCGGAAGTGGTGATCTTGGTGCCGAGACGACGCATGATGTTCTCCTCATCGAGGACATCGATCAGGCGGTGGTCGTACTCATCCGGGACGAGGTAGCCGCCATCAGCGTCCACGCCTTCCTGCAGCACGTTGGTGATCTGCCGGAAGTTGGAGCGGAGCGCCAGAAGCATACCCTTGCGGTACTCGTCGGAAGCGCGACCGGTCTTGGCCTCCGGCTCGGCGGTGCCCATCGGCCTGCCGGTGAGCGGAGTGTTGACGGGCTGGGAGAGCTCCTTCTCCATAGCCTCCTGACGCTGCATGCGGGAAATCTCACGGCTCATATCCATGATCTCCTTTTCCATCTGGTCGTAGGTGGCGCTGTCCTCATCGTTGAGGATGCCCTTGTCGGTGCGGTGGGACTCGGCGAAGTTCCGAGCGGCGGTGAGCGCCTGATTACGCTTCTGCATCATTTCAAAAATAGTCATGGTAAAAATCCTCCTCAGATAAATTTGGAAATAGTGTCAAGGCGCTCCAGAATGTCATCCACGGAGCGCCCGGTTTCTGCAGGAGCAGGGATAGCCGCTTCCTGCGCTGGGGTATGGTATTTTGCGGTCAGCTTGTTCACGAGAGCCGTGTTCACAGCCTTCCGGGAGAACAGGACGGCCTCGGTAGCAGGCTCCGGAACGGCACCGAGCGTAAGCACATCGTCTGCGAAACCGAGCTCCACGGCCTTGTTCGCGTCCATCCAAGTCTCCGCATCCATGAGGTGCGAGAGCTTGGCGCGGGACAGGCCGGTCTTGATCTCGTAGGCGTTGATGATGGATTCCTTGACCTCCTCCAGCATATCGATGGCCTTCTGCATATCGGTGTGATCGCCGAAGGCGATGGTGGCGGGATTGTGGATCATCATCATGGAAACCGGGCTCATCAGGACTTTGGTACCGGCCATCGCAATGACGGATGCGGCGGAGGCCGCGATGCCGTCGATCTTGACGGTGACGACGCCCTTGTAGTCCATGAGCATGTTGTAGATCTGGGCAGCGGCCACGCAGTCGCCACCGGGACTGTTGATCCAGACGGTGATGCTGCCGGTGCCTGCGTTCAGCTCCTTGCGGAACATGGCAGGCGTGACGTCATCATCGAACCAGCTCTCCTCAGCGATGGTGCCGCCGATGGTCAGGATTCGCTCGGCCTGATCCGGCGTCTCCTGATTCACCGGAGCCGTCGTCCAGTTCCAGAACTTCTTCGTCTTCATCGGATTCTTCCTCCTTTCCAGCGGCAGACGAGGCCGCGAAGATACCGGCATCCTCCAGCTTGGTCATGTTCCCGTTGATGAGATATAGGTCACCGCCAAGCTCGGCAGGGATGCGGTCAAGGTTTTCAAGTTCACGGATGTCGTTGGCGGACATCCAGCCATTCTGTCTGGCGGTCGCATAACCGTTCATGCGGCTCTGGTAATCGCCGCGCAGCAGGCCGTCGACATTGAACTTGACGAAGTATTGTTTCTTCTCGTCCGGAGTGAGCAGGGAGCGGATAATAGACTGCTCCCAGCGGGACACCCACGGGTCGAGGGTGTACTTCACGAATTCCAGCGATTGCTGCTCAATATTTGAAAAGCTCGACTTCTCCAGATCGCCGATCATGTGCGGCGGTACCCGGAAAATTCGAGCGATTTCATCAAGCTGGAAACGGCGTGTCTCCAGAAACTGTGCCTGCTCCGGCGCGATGGAGATCGGCGTGTATTTCATGCCTTCCTCCAAAATGGCGACCTTCCCGGCGTTCTGGCTCCCGGAGAATCCCTTGTTCCAGCTGTCCCTTACCCGGTCAGGGTCTTTCACCGTGCCCGGATATTCGAGGATGCCTCCCGGCGTCGCGCCGTTGGCAAAGAACTTAGAGCCAAACTCCTCCGTGGCGATGGCAAGGCCGATGGCGTTTTTCGCCATTGCAATCGGGCTGTACCCGACAAGGCCGTCGAAGCCGAGGCCGGGAATATGGAGCACGTCGTAAGGCCGGAGCTGCACCGTGCCGGTTTTCATGGTCGGCGCGTCATCATTGTTCACCGTGTATTCGTAGTAGAGCCTGCCATGATCGTCCCGATCCACGCGCATGCGGTTGGGCATGAGCGGGTACAGCGCCACGACCTCGCCCTTGCCGTTCCGGATGATCTGCGAGTACGCATTTCCCCATAGGAGCAGGTGGGTCATGAGCGTTTCCCGGAAGACGAAGGACGTCATTTCCGGATTGGGCTCGTCATGGAGCAGGAAGTACAGCGGATGGTCGATGGCCTTTTCTTTGCTGCCGTGCTCCGAGTATTTGTACAGATGGAGCGGCAGACCGGCGATGGCCTCCGACAGGATGCGGACGCAAGCGTATACTGCCGTCATCTGCATAGCGCTGCGCTCGGTCACAACTTTCCCGGCGCTGCTGTTTCCAAGGAAGAAGCGGTAGGCGCTGCCGGAGGTGCTGTTGGTGGGATGGTCGCGGGAGCGGAACAAACTGCTGAAGATTCCCATATCAGGTCACCTGCCTTTCAGATAAACAAAATGCCGCGTTCGTCATAGACGGATGCGGCAGAGACATTTCCACAGCGGATCGCACGGTCGAGCGCCATGATGGTGGCTACCGCGCCGTCAATCTTTTCCGTGGATTTTTCCTTGTCGGCTTTGATGTTGCCAGCCGGATCGGTGCGGATGAAGATGTTGTCCATCATCCAGCGGAGCACCGGGTGGCCGCCGTGGGCAATGCGCTGTTCCAAGGTCAGTTTCATCAGTTCCTTGGTCGGCGGCGACATGTCCTTAAAGCCTTGACCGAAGGGCACGACGGTGAATCCCATGCCCTCCAGATTCTGCACCATCTGCACGGCTCCCCAGCGGTCGAAGGCAATCTCGCGGATGTTGTATTTCTCACCCAGATCTTCAATGAACTGCTCAATGAAGCCGTAGTGGATCACGTTGCCGTCCGTGGTGAACAGAAATCCCTGTTTCTCCCACACGTCGTAGGGCACATGGTCGCGCCGGACTCGGATATCCAGCGTATCCTCTGGCACCCAGAAGAATGGCATCACCTGATACTTGTCGTCCTCGTCCTCCGGAGGGAAGACCAGCACGAAGGCCGTGATGTCCGTGGTGGAGGACAGGTCGAGGCCGCCGTAGCAGACGCGGCCTTTCAGCGCTTCCGGGTCAACCGGGAAGGCACATTTATCCCACTTGCCCATCGGCATCCAGCGGACGGACTGTTTCACCCATTGGTTCAGGCGGAGCTGCCGGAAAGCATTCTCTTCGCCGGGATTCTGCTTGGCAGAGTCGCAGGCTTCCTGCACCTTTTCAATGTCCACTGTGATACCCAGCGATGGGTTGGCCTTCTTCCAGACCTCCGGATCAGTCCAGTCCTCATCCTCACCGGCACCGTAGATCACCGGGTAGAAGGTCTTGTCGACCTTCCGGCCTTCGAGGATGTCCTTGGCTTTCTGGTGTACCTCCCAGCAGATGGAGTTGGTGTTGTCACCGGCTGTCGTGATCAGGAAGAACAGCGGTTGCTTTCTTGCATCGCCGGAGCCCTTGGTCATGACGTCGTACAATTTCCGGTTGGGCTGCGTATGCAGCTCGTCGAAGATCACACCGTGGGTGTTGAAGCCGTGCTTGTTCGCCACATCCGCCGACAGCACCTTGTATTTGCTGTTGGTCGGGTTGTAGGTAATGGTGCGGGTGGACTTGTTGATCGTCACCCGGTGCTCCAGCGCCGGACAGAGCATGACCATGTCTACCGCCACATCAAAGACGATCTTTGCCTGATTGACGTCGGCGGCACATCCATATACCTCGGCACGTTGCTCCCCATCGGCGCAGGTAAGGTAGAGCGCGATGGCAGCGGCCAGCTCGGACTTGCCCATTTTCTTTGGGATTTCCACATAGGCCGTCGTGAACTGCCGGTAGCCATTTTTCTTCATGGTTCCGAACACGTCACGCACGATCTGCTCCTGCCAGTCGATCAGCTCAAAGGGCTTCTTGTACCATTCACCTTTGGTGTGTTTGAGACTCTCGATGAAGGCGACAGCGAAGTCGGCGGCGTATTCGTCATAATAGGAATCCTCAGCCATGAAGCGCGTCGGCACATACTTTTTCAGTTTTCGCAAAGATGCCACCTCCTTCAGGGCATAAAAAATAGACCTTGCGGTCTTCGGGTAAACGAGATACAGCCCGGATGGGCTGCCTCGCCGATATTCAGATCGGAGGGTTTGCTTACGCTCTTTTCACATCCACCAGCCACTCGGCTTCCGGGTGGGTCTCGCCGGTGGCCTTTTCGAGGATCGCGCTGGCCTCGTCGATGTAGTGCAGGCCTTTACCGACCTTGACCAGCCGGAGCCCTTCGAAGCCTTCGATGTCGGTGCGGTAGACGCTGGCGGTGCGGCTCTCGCCGTCGTAGCTCTTGCCGTCCCAGCCGTTGAAGGTGAAGGTGACCTTCTCGCGGGTCTTGGTGAAGTGCCGGTCGAAATCCTCGCGGGTGATCGCGGTGTTGTAGTCTTCGAGGAAGAAGTGGTTTCTCAGATCGTAAGCGTTTTTCATGGTGGTGTACCTCCGTTTGTGTTTTCCGTTCGGTTTCCCTTGCGGTAGTGTATTAATCACTCTAAACGGAGAATATAGCAAGATATATCTCCCGGATATCCGGACATAATATGTACAATTATCCGAGCCCAGGATTGTGTATATTACCACGACCAACAGAGCCTTCCGGCTCCGTGGTCGGCTGCGCTTTTCCTTACAGCCGCTCGATCTGGCAGGTCATCCCGTCCACATCGACGATGCGGTAGGTGCGGCCTCGCCATTCAATTTCCCAGATGCGGACTCCGGTGTAGGCGTTGCTGCGCTGGCGGTCGGAAAGGACTCTTCCGTGTGTTTCCATCCAGTCTGCAATGTTGCCCATCAGTCTGGATTCCCGTTCCATCTTGTCTGCGTAGTTCATCCCGGCACCTCCCTCAGTTCAGGGTGAAGCGGATGCCCATGATCTCCGTGGGCTCCTCATCTCCCCAGCGGGTTTCCTGCCGGGTAATGGTGCAAAGGCCGGTCATCGTGCAGCCCTGCGCGGCAAAGGCGTGGAGGTTCTCCATCACCGCCGTGCTCTGGTTGGTGTACACGAAGGTCTTGATCCCGGCGCTGCGGAGGGTGTTCACAAAGTCGGCGACCTCCTTGTCCCAAAGGAAATCGTCCATCTCCAGCTCGTCTTCCTTCCGGCTGATGCTGGATGCCCAAGCGCGGTAGGCTTTGCAGGCTCCCTGCTCAAAGGGAAACTTGGCAGCGGCGTCTTCCTCGTACCAAGCCTTGAGCTCCGGGCTGTCCCAACCGAGGGTGTCGATGATCTGCTGTTTGCGCTGCTGGCGCTCCACACGGGCTGCCTCATACTCGTGGCCGAGGCGCTTCAGGTTCTCGAAGAAGGCGTTCTCTCTGTTCAGCATGATCCCGGCCTCCTTTACTGCTGCATCGCCCATGCGATGGCGTGTCCGTCGTCCTCGAAGGCGACCTCGCTGGCTGCTCTCAGGCCAATCGTGCTCTCGCAGGAATGGTCGTCGGTCAGGAATTCGTAGGTGGCCGCGAAGTAGCTGGGCTTGTTCATCCCGTTGTAGTAGTACCCGGCGAGGAGCACCTTGTCTCCAAAGTTCAGGGTCTTGCTCCAGCGGCATTCCAGATCCTCCGGAGTGGTGGGATTCGGCAGCCTGTAGGTTCTCATTGCCTCGTTGATCGTCATGGTGGTGTACCTCCGTTTGTGAATTCCGAAGGGTCGTCCCTTGCGGTAGTGTATTAATCACTCTAAACCGGAGATATAGCAAGTTATTTCTCGCAGACACCCACACATATATTCGACAATTTTCGACAGGGAAAACTGTGCAGTATACGACCAAAAGAGCCCTCCGGCTCTTCTGGCTGCGCGGCTCAAATGGCCTCGCCGGTCATGATGAAATGTACATATTCCTTGCGGTGTTCGTCGAGGTAGCAGACCAGCTCGAAGAAATCTCTGTCCATCGCCAACCGCTGTACCATCGGGATGTCAAACATGTTCGTGAGGCCGGTGTCCCGGATGGCAAGGATCTGTTCCCGGATGGTTTCAGTCATCGCCGGTCACCACCTTCCTGACCACATCGACTCCCCAGATCACGTTCAGGCCGGAGCCGTTGTCCCAATTCACCAGCAGGCTTCCGGTGTCGTCCACACCGTAGACCGTGCCGAGGGTGCCGGTCGGCGGTGCCTGCGCGTCGTCCATCTGGATGAGCTCCACGCGGGTGCCACGAGGGTAGGTGCTGCGCAGGTGCGCGAGCTGTTCTGGCCGGATCATTCGCATGCCGCCACCTCCTCGGCCTCGGCAGCCTCGGCACTGGCCTTGGCTGCATCCCGCTTGGCCTTCTGCGCGGCGCTGAAGGCGTCGGCCTTTTCCTTATTGGGGAAGGCCGCGCTGCCGGAAAGCCGTTTCATCAGGATTTTGCGCTGTTCCTTGCAGTCGCTGCCGATGAAGCCCAACCGGAGGAGGAAGCACCGGAATGCGTATTTCTCACTCTCGGCGTCCTTCTCGGTGGCGGTGACGCGCTTGGCCTCCTTCGCCATCCGGCAAAGCTCCGCGATGAAGCTCATGTAGGCCTGCGTCTCTTCCGGCTCCGGGATGCGATCCCACCAAGGGAAGGCAACCTTGTCGCCGTCCGTGTCGATGGTGAGGCGGTCGGCACCCAGCGCCTTCTTGATCAGGGTGGCCTTGGACTCGACCAGCCTGCGCAGGTTGCCTATGCTGGCCTCGGTGAAGCCGTCCTTCGGTAGGGAAACCGTCAGCCCGTCCGTCTCGGCGGCAGGCGCGGTTTCTTCGGCGGTGTCGGCCTCGTCTGCGGCCTCCGGTGCGGTTTCGGTTTCCGGCGCTTCCTCGGCCTCGACCTCGGCGGTGAAGCCTGCGGCAGCGAGGGCAGCCATGACCTTCTCAATGGTCTCGGCGGCGGTGTTCTCGTCCCAGACCATCGTTCCGTCCTTCTCGACCGTGATGCCGCCAATGGTGTAGGCGCAGGTGGGCATGAACTTGTAAACCGGCTTCATTTCGACCGTGTTCCCGATGATCCCGACCAGCTCCTTGCGGGTGCTTCCTGTTACGTTGAAGTTTGCTTTCATGGTATGTACCTCCATTTTTGAATGTTCCCGTGGGGCTGTTCCCTCCGGGTAGTGTATTAATCACTCTAAAGGCCTGTAATAGCAAGTTATATCTGAGGTTCCTCCGGGTACAAAATCGACAAATTTCGACACCGGAAACTGTGCTATTTAGGCCTGCCAGAATGCCTGCCATGCACGCGGCACAGCAGGCACCCAGCAAAAAAGGAGGTCAATCACGAATGGCAAACGTGACTGCGGCGCTCATTCGGAAGGCTCCGTGAGCTTCTGGATTTCATCATAGGTATAGGTCAGGCCGTCGCGCTGGCAGGTAATCTTCTCAGCGGTGCCGACCTGATCCCGGTACCGGTTGACGATCACATCGCAGAACTTCTCGTCCAGCTCCACGGTGTAACAGACGCGCCCTGTCTGCTCACAGGCGATCAGCGTGCTGCCGGAGCCGCCGAAGGGATCGAGCACAAGGCAGCCGGTCATGGTGGAATTCATGATCGGGTACGACATCAGCGCCACCGGCTTCATGGTCGGGTGGTCGCCGTTCTTCTTGGGCTTATCGAATTCCCAGATCGTCGATTCCTTTCTGCCGGTATACCATTGATGTTTGCCTTTCTTCTTCCAACCGAAGAGCACGGGCTCGTGCTGCCATTGGTACGGGCTCCTACCCAGCACCAGCGACTGCTTCTTCCAGATGCAGCAGCCGGAGAGGTAGAAACCGGCAGCGTCAAAGGCCTTACGGAAGGCCAGCCCGTGGGAATCACTGTGGAACACATAGATGCTTGCATCATCCGCCATAGCCGTCTCCATCTGGAGGTAAGCGTCCAGCAGGAACTGCTCGAACTGATCCTCGGCCATGCTGTCGTTCTTGATCTTCCCAGCGCTGCCTTCGTAGTTCACGTTGTACGGCGGGTCGGTCACCACAAGGTTGGCCTTCCTGCCGTTCATGAGCAGGTCGAAGGTCTCCGGCTTAGTGGAGTCGCCGCAGAACAGGCGGTGGTCGCCCAGCAGCCACAGGTCACCGGCTTTGGAGAAGCAGGGCTTTTCCAGTTCGGCGTCCACATCGAAGTCGTCCTCTTTGACGCCATTTTTCACATCATCCCGGAACAGGTCGTCCAGTTCCTCCGGGTCGAAGCCGGTCAGGGAGACATCGAAATCCGTACCCTGCAGGTCGGCGATGACCAGAGCCAGCTTCTCGTTGTCCCATGCACCGCTGATCTTGTTCAGGGCGATGTTCAGCGCCTTTTCCTTATCCTCCGAAAGAGAAACGACCACCACGTCCACTTCGGTGATGCCCATGTCGGTCAGCACCTTCAGACGCTGGTGGCCGCCGACTACGCGACCAGTCTGCTCATTCCAGATGACCGGCTCCACATAGCCAAACTGCTCGATGGAGCGTTTCAGTTTTTCATATTCCGGGTCTCCCGGCTTCAAATCCTTACGAGGATTGTAGTCAGCCGGGAGCAGCTCCTTAACGTTTTTCTTTTCGATCTGCATGTTTCTCAAGCTCCTCTGATACAGGGTTGCTGAGGATCTGTGCATCGTCCCACGAATGGCGGCTATTGCCGAAGTGCCCGTAGGTCGCGGTGTCCTCGTAGCTGGTGTCCCGCAGATGTAACTTTTCGATGATTGCTGCCGGACGCAAGTTGTACACTTTCAGGCAGGCGGCGCGGATATCATCATCGGTGACGCGCTTGGCGGTGCCGAATGTATCTACATTAAAGGCCACGGGATCAGCCTTACCGATGGCATAGGAGATGCTGACCTCGCACTCAGTGGCGTAGCCGCTGTAGATGATTTCCTTGGCGATGCGCCGTGCCATGTACGCACCGGAGCGATCCACCTTCGTCGGGTCTTTCCCGGAGAAGGCACCGCCACCGTGTCTGGCGAGGCCGCCGTAGGAGTCGACCATCAGCTTCCTTCCGGTGAGCCCGGTGTCTGCGTCCGCTCCGCCTTTCACAAAGCGACCGGAGGGATTGACCAGAATCAGGGTGTCCTCATCAAATTGGAAATCTCCGAATACCGGCCAGAGCACGTTGGAGATGACCTCGCTGCGCAGCTGGTCGAGATTGGTTTCTTCCTTATGCTGGATAGAGACCACGATAGCCTGTACCCGGCTGGGCTTGCCGTCCCGGTACTCGATGGTGACCTGAGACTTGCCGTCCGGGAGAATGCCGTGCACCAGATGGCTCTTGCGGCACTCGTCCAGCTTCCGGCAGATGGCGTGCGCGTATTTCAGCGGCAGCGGGATTTTCTCCCAGCACTCGTCACAGGCGTAGCCGTACACTGTGCCCTGATCGCCAGCGCCCATGCTGCCGTACCAGCTGTTGTCACCGTTGCGGCTCTCCAAGGAGAAGTCCACGCCTCCGGCGATGTCTGCGCTCTGCTTTCTGATGTGGAGCTTGACGATATAGCTCTTGGCGTCGAGGCCGACGTCCGTCAGCACCCGGCGCACCACAGCAGGAATGTCGACCTTCTCTTCAGAGGTGATTTCACCTCCGACAATGATGACCTTGCCAATAGCCATGACCTCACAGGCCACGCGGGAGCTCTTGTCCTTGCGGAGGTGCTCATCCAGAATGGCGTCCGCGATCTTGTCACACAGCTTGTCGGGGTGTCCTTCACAGACAGCCTCGGCGGTTTTATAAGTAATGTTCATTTCAGCATCCTTTCCGTGCGTTGAGCAGCCGTTCCATCACATCATCCTGCGGGTTGGAGCCGGTATACTCGGTCGCACAATTTTCTTTCACGATCTGGTAGATTTCCGTCCAGAGCCGGTTGGTCTGGCTCATGTAGTTCTGGCTCATGGCCACATACGGGCTCTGGATTGCGTTGCCGGTGGTCGGGTGCTTGGCGAGGAATCCGAATTCCGTGATTGCCTCCTCGCACTGTATCCACCGGGCAGAGCTCATGGCGTACCGCTCCAGAAGCTGCGGAGAGACGAAAGAGGAGCAGCCGCGTTCATGCAGCCACTCCCATGTGTTTTCGTATATTTCCGCAGCGATGAGCTGCTTGCCGTCCTTCTGGGTCGCGGAGAGCATCTGCGACGGTTTGGGCATCGGCTGACCTTCCAGATCGGCTGTGTGATGATCGAAGTCGATGACAGTCAGCATCCTCTTGCCCGGATTCCCTTGAGCGATTTTGTCAGCTAAGGGCTTCTTCTTGGCTCCGGCACCCACACGGGCACCGCCACGGTTGGTTCCGTCCTTAGCCATTTTCGTATTCACCTCCTTGGCTGGGGTATATTCCCCGTTTGAAATCGCGCACGCGCACGCGAGAGCCCACGCCCGTTCCACGGGAGCTGAGCCGTAGAGATTTGACCTCCCCCTACGGGGTCTGGTCGGCATCCTCCCCATGCCCATGCTGATGCCAGCGGTCACCACGCTCGGCATGGATCTTAGCATGGCAGGCGGAGCACAGGCTCATGAGATTGTCGTCGCGGTGCGTACCACCTTCTGCCAGCGGCAGCTTGTGGTGTACCTGCTCGGCCTTGACATACCGTCCCTCTGACAGACACCGCTCACACAGCGGGTGCGCATTCATGTACCGGTCGCGGATGCGTTTCCATGCCCGACCGTACCTGCGCTTGGTTGCCGGATCACGGTCGTACTTCTCGTAGCGCCGTTGCTCCAGCTTCTCGTGTTCCTCGCAAAAGCGCCCGTCCGTCAGGTTAGGGCAACCGGGAAAGGAGCACGGTCGTTTCGGTTTCCTTGGCATTTCACACCTCCTTGCCCATAAGAAAAGCCCTCGCAGGATTCCTCCCACGAAGGCTCGTCTCATCTTTGCTTTTTCGCTATTGTAATACTATCACAGGACGCGGGTATCATTCTACGAATCGAAGTATCCTGATTCCCGATACATCCTTTGACCTTGCGGCCATTGTAATAGTATCACAGGTTCCGGGTATCATGATAGTCCACGAGGTATCACGCTGCGGCCAGCAGCCGGTCGCAGACATCCAGTGCGGCATTGTGGAGCTTATACAGGTGGTGGATAGAGTAGTTCATGTCCACCGCGATCTGCTCCCACGTCTTGAAGCACAGGTACCGCAGCTCCAGTACGGTCTGGTATTCCGGATTCTGCACCCGCTTGACCAGATGCATGATGTCTTTCTTCAACTCCACCAGCTCATCGATGTCGGCGTTGATTTCCTGCTCCAGCGTAACGATCTTCACGATTACGTCCTCCATGCGGTGAAGGTTGGGAGAGGAGCTGCGCGGCATGTCGCTGATGGTGCTGGTCGCCTTGGTCGCCAGATCCCGGAGGGACGCCACCTGCTCAATCTTGCTGTTGATCCGGGAATCGATCCGGTAGGCTTGCGACAGGTAGCTTTTTGCCTTTCGGCGATGCTGGGCTTCCGTCCGTTCCACCGCAGCGATGGCAGCGGTCGCGGTCGGGTCAAAATATCCTTCGTTATTCCGAGTGTTTGCCATGTGGCACCTCCAGTTCTTCAATCTCGATGTATATGCCGGTCGGCTCGTCTGACCAGCGCTTTTCTACGATCTCCCGGACGACCTGCGCGTCATCTTTCCAGAATCCGCAGCGGGTCATGCAGTCCTTGAGGAGCTTTTGCAGGTTATCCGTATCCGGCTTGGTGATCCGCCACTCGCCGTTCTTGTGCGACCGGCCTTTCGGGAACAGCCAGAGTGTCCTGAGCTGCAGGGCACCGGCCAGTGGCTTATCCGGCCTGTGACCAGCGAGGTGAGCGGTCAGGAGGTTTTTTGCCTCCTTCACCGGAGCCGGGTCATAAAAGAGAGGCTTTCCATGAACGACGCGCACCTGCTTTTCCTGCGCCGTCGCGGTCGGCGGTCTCATTGCAATAAAAAATTCCATGATTCTGCGTTCCTTTCCGATAATCAGGGAAAAGCCCAAGTTCCTCGTTCCGCTGTGGGGAAGGGCGGGCTATCAAGCCCTTCCCACACACGGAGCGTAGCGGAGGAACGAAAGTGACTTTATATAAGGCCGTTTTCCGTTCCATAAGGAAAAGCGCTTATTCCCGGTTTTCCGTCTTGCTGACTTTTGCTACAAAACCGCCTTTGATGACGTACTCGTCCTTGCACTCCTTGATCCGGTCTCTGGCACAGCGGACGCTGACGCCCATGTACTCGGCCATCGCCTCCAAGGGCACCGGCGTCTCGATGGAGCACACGTCGTAGGCCGCGTCGATAGCGGCTTTGCGCTCCTCGGCGGTGGTATATTTCTTGCTGCGGGAGAGATTGCCCATCGGCGATCCCTCCGCATAGGCCGCGTCCAGCTCACCGGAATTGTCGATGCGGTGGATCGGGTACTCGAACCAGAAATTGACCGGCACGATGTTCGGGAATTCGCGCAGGGACGATTCCAGCCGCCATGCGGTGGCGTTGCCGTCGCGGACGTTGTTCTTCAGGTCGTCGGAGAGCTCAAGCTGGATCATGTCAAGCTGCGCATCGGGATCACGGGCAAATACTCCGGAGCCGGAGGCACGATCCATCGCACGCTTGGCACCCTGAGCGCCTTTGGAATGATGATGGCAGTAAATCGTGCTGCAGCCGGTCTCGGTGCAGATCTTGTCGAACTGATTACAGAAAGCGCCCATTTCCGAGGCGTTGTTCTCGTCGCCGGTGATGACCTTGTAAATCGGGTCGATAATGATGGCGTCGAAATGCTGATCCCTGACGCGACGGATGAGCTTGGGCACCAGCTGATCCAGCGGGACGGCATGGCCGCGCAGGTTCCAGATCACGATGTCGTCGGAATGCTTGATCGGGATGCCCAGCGTCTCATAAATCCGCAGAAAACGGTTGATCGCCGAGGCAGGGTCGATTTCCAAATTGACATAGAGCACGCGGCCTTTCTTACAGGGAAAGCCCAGCCATGTCCGGCCTTCCGCAAGGGCGATGCACAGCTCCATGAGCAGGAAGCTCTTACCGGCCTTGCTGCTTCCGGAGATCAGCATCTTGTGCCCACGGCGCAGGATGCCGGTGATGAGCTCCTCCGGCAGCGTCGGCGGATCGTCCTTAAACTCCGACAGGGACACCATGCCCGGAAGCTCGTCCGCGATGCCCTCTGCGTAATCCATCCACTCAGCCCAGCTCTTTCTGCCGATATTGGTGGCGACAAGGTACTGCCGGTTTCCGTTACGAGTGACACCGGGCATCCGGGAGAGTCGGGACGGGTTTCTGTTCTGCTTGTCGATGGACACACCGTTCTTCTCCAGAAAGTCATACAGGAATTCCACGCGCTGGCGATACTCGTCATAATCTTTCGCGTCCACGCGCACGATGGCATGGAGGCTCTTGCCGCCAGAATGGACGAGGCAGGCAATCGGCAGCTCCAGCTTGCGGAAGATGATGTCCTGCTCGGCGATGGGCAGGGTGTCCGACTCGACCAGCGCAAAGCGGAACTTAGTGATGTTCTCGTTCTTCACGCCTGCGCCGTCTACGGGATTAAACCTGATCCATGCACCGGCCTCCGGTTTCCAGTCGCCGACCGTCGCGCCGACATCGTCCTTGTGCTTCTTCAGGGAGGCGATGAGCTCACCGGCAGTGCGGTCATAGACGCCTTTGGAGGGCACCCACTTGTCCTCTTCGTTTTTCCAAACGTCATTCGTCACGTAGGCCACGCGGTCATCCATGTCGAATAATGTCGAAAGATAGGTAATGAGGTCGGCGGCGGCATCCCAAGGTTCCTGCGAGAAGCCGGTGAAGCCGTCGTTGCCGTCAAATTCAATGGTGTCATCCCACGCCATGCAGCCGTCCTCACCGCCGAAGGGAGTCCAGCCGCGATCCTTCGCCATCTGCACGATGGTTCCGGCCTTGACGGGAGTGTTGTGCCCATGAAAGCTCTTCCATGTGCGTTCGCACTCACCGGGCTTGTACCGGACATCGTTCCGGCTCCAGTCATCCCAGACGGAAACCGGGTATCCTTCCTCCTTGAGCGCCATGCCGACTGCGATCCAGTCGGCACGGGTCAGGGAGGCAACATCAATGGATTTCAGGGCTGAGAGAATATTGTTATCCATGAGAGTCCTCCTTATGGTCTGTACAGGGCAGGCGTCATGCCGTAGGGCACACGCCAGTTGTTATCTGCGAGGCGGGAGATCAGGCTGCTGGCGTCTTCGAACATCCAAGTGCCGACCTGCCGGAATCCGTACCGCTCCAAGCAGCGGATCTGTTTCGGCGTAGCGAGGCCTTCCTGTGTGCGGCGCTGCAGCCGGTCAATAAGCATGGAGGCCATGCCGCAGTTCTCGACGGATTCGGCGAAGATGCCACGGCGTTCCAGAAACTCAAGCTGCTTCTTGGAAGGCGGAGCCATCTCCCACGCAAAGGTGGGTACATAGTTGGTCAGATCTTCGGCGGCGATGGAGAGCGCGTACTGCAGCGGGTCGACCAGCTTCCGCTTACGGCGGCGCATCTCCTCCAGCTCTCTGGCCAGCGCCCGTTCACGTTCGGCGAGGACATCCCGCTCGGCCTGTTCCTCGGTTTCGATCAGGTCGTAAACCTGATCATCCTTGGCGAGTTGTGCATCCATCTTCTGCGCAATGGCGGCGTCCTTCGACACCAGCGCGGACGGCCTGCACAGGTCGTGACGCTCGGAAAGCCAAAGGAAGTCCAGCAGTAACAAGTGGTCTTTCCCGGTCTCCGGGCTGAGGCGCATGCCTCTGCCGACCATTTGCTGATAGAGGCTGCGCACGCGGGTAGGCCGGAGGATCACGATGCAGTCCACGGCGGGACAATCCCAGCCCTCGGTCAGTAGCATGCTGTTACAGAGCACGTCATACCGACCGGCTTCAAAGTCCGCCAACACCTCATCCCGGTCATCGCTGTTTCCGTTGACCTCGCAGGCGCGAAGGCCGACGTCGTTCAGCATTCGGCAGAACTTCTGGCTGGTGGCGATCAGCGGCAGGAACACAACGGTCTTCCGACCAGCGCAGTAATGCGCCATCTCCACGGCAATCTGCTCCAAGTAGGGCTCCAGCGCGGTGCCGATCTCGCCCACGGCGTAGTCGCCATTTGAGAGTCCGACGCTGTTCAGGTCGAGCTGTAGCGGGATCATCTGCGCCTTGATCGGCACGAGGTACTTCTCCCTGATGGCGCGGCTCATGCTGTACTCGTAAGCCTGACTGTCGAAATACTGGCCGAGGGTCTGCTTGTCGCCGCGATCCGGCGTCGCCGTGACACCGAGGACGTTGGCGTCCGGGAAATGCTCCAACACTCGCTGATAGGTGTCGCTCAGGGCATGGTGCGCCTCATCGACCACGATGGTCTTGAAATAGTCGCCGGGAAACCGTGCGAGGCGCTTGGGCTGGGCAAGGCTCTGCACCGAGCCCACGGTCACCGGCAGGAAGCTGCCGAGGGAGCTGCTCTCGGCTTTCTCCAAAACGGAATCGATACCGCAGGCGGCCTTCAGCTTGTCGGCGGCCTGCGTCAAGAGCTCGCCGCGATGCGCCATAACCAGAGCGCGGCTTCCGTCCTGAATTTCGTGTTCAATGATCGAAGCGAAGGCGATAGTCTTCCCGCATCCGGTGGGGAGCACCAGCAGGGTGCGCTGGTGCCCGGAATCCCACTCGGTGAGGACGGCATCCCTTGCTTCGACCTGATAGGGTCTGAGCTGATACATGGGACACCTCCTTGATTAGTCAAAAGGGAGTTCTTCGTCGCTGTCGATCTCCATGAAGCCGTCTGCCGTCATACCCGGCATCTTCTCCGGGTCGAAGTCGAGGTAACGATCCACGTCGTTGGTGGTGCGCTCGTTGCCGTCCCGGTCGGTGTAATTGCGCGGCTTCACATGGCAGCGGCCACGGGAGCCTACCACCGCGTTCCAGTTCATGACGAGGCGTTCGCCCTTCTGCTTCTGGCCGATGGCACGGAAGAAGCTGCTGATCTTCCACTCCAAAGACCTGTAAAGGATCAGGTCGGTGCGGATACGGGCAATACCGTCCGGCGTCTTGACCTGCAAGGTCAAAGAAGCCTTGTTGCACGGCGGGATCTTCGCGCTGCCGGGATAGCGCCCACGCTCAAAGTCCACGACCTCAAACACGTAGTCGCCCTCCGGCAGGGTGATAAACTCCTGACCGTCGTTCTGGATTTCGTCGTCCCAATCGAAGCAGCCATTATTGGCGGCACTGTTGTTGTAATAATCAGACATTTTCCTTGTCCTCCTTGATCATGTTGGTAATCTGGGCAAAGTGCTTGATGCACCAGCCAGTGATGAAACGGTCTTCGTAGGTGTCGATGGCGGCGTCTGCCGGGTAGTGGCCTTTGTCGGCAACCACCTTCTGGAGCTGCACGTCCGTGATCCCAACCTCCGCCATGAGAGCGCGGAGCTGGTCGATGGGCTTGGGCTCCGCAGGCGCGGAAGCGGCCTTACCGAAGATGTGCGCGATGCAGGCGAAGTCCAGATCCAGCTCGTCCGGCAGACCGTGGCGATTCTTCGCATCCCAGCAGGGATGGTGCGTCGTAAACATGACGCGCTTGCCACCGCTTGCCTTGTTGCTGTTGGTCTCGGTGCGGACGATGTAGGTCTTGTAGTTCAGGAACAGCAGGAGGTCAGCCCATTCTTTGAGAAGCGGCGCGACCTGCTTACTGAGCTTCATTTCCCAACGGTCAAAGGCACCGGCCTCGTCCGGGAGCTCCTGCTTCCGCTGCTTGGCATGGGCGACAATGACCACATGCTTGCCGGAGGCGATCACGGCGTCGCAGGCCGCGAGGAAGCGGCTCCATTCTTCGGCGAGGTAGGTATAGCCTTTGCCGTAGCCGAAGGACTCGATGCTGGCCTGCTTGTACTTGGCGCAGACGTGTGCGACACAGAGCTGTTCAGCCCAATCCGCCGTATCGATCACCAGCGTCTTGCAGACGTCCGGCGTGGCGGCGACCTCGTTCACGATGGCAATGAGCTCGTCCCACGTCTGGGGCTTCTCCACGCGGCGGACATCCATCTGCGCAGTGCCACCTTCGGTGTCGACGAAGAGCGGATCAGGGAACCGGGATGCAAAGGTGCTCTTGCCGATGCCCTCGCTCCCGTACACGACCGTCTTGACGGCGCGGTCGATCTTGCCGGTAGAAATCTTGAGCATGATGATTCTCCTTACTTCAGGCTGGTGGAGTAGTCTTCGACCACGGCACAGCCGGGTACGGCGACTCCACTGTTGATGAGCTTCTTGACCTCGGCCTTGGCGACTTCCGGTGCCGGGACACGGAAGCAGTCGAGGTACTTGCGGCGCTTGAGCCAGCGGACGGCCTTCTCGGAATCGGTGACCTCTACATGACTGGTCTTGCGATAGCTGAACGTCGCCACACCCAGCGGCATCTTCTGACCGGCGCACTCGCGGTCAAGAATCTGCATCAGCCGATCCTCTTTCCGGGTGAGCGCATCCCGGCGTGCCTTCAGGCGCTGTTCCTCCGCCTTGAGCATGGCGGCCTCAGCGCGGGTGTTCAGGACGACCTTTGCGATCCATTCGAGAACGGACTGCCGCTCCATGTTCAGCGCGTCGATCTGCGCCATGACGGTGTCGAAGTTCTCGCCAATCTCGCCGGTCTCCGGGTCAAAGTCCAGCTGGTCGGTCAGCTCGGCGATAGCGGCGTTGATTTCATAGAGCCTCACGATTGCACGTCCTCCTTTCATGCCGCAGCGGGCATTCGTATTCCGCTTTGTGGTCGTTCTGGTAGGAAGCAGCGGTGAGCTTCCGTGCCAGCCTGCGGCTCACGACAGAGATTGCGGTCAGCACCTCTGCCAGCTCCCGGTCATCGGGACGGCGCGTGGGCGCAGGATAATTTGAGTAGTCTTTCATGGCTTTCACCTCCTTCAGCTACTCGTGGGTCACTTGGCCTACAAGAGCTGTTGGAGGTGAACGGGCTGTCTGTCCGGGACTGCCGGAGAAAAAATCAAAGATTTTCATTCCGGCGTTTCTTCAACTCACGGCGGAGCTTCAGCTTCTTATCTGAATAGGTGGATCGCGCCATGCCGAGGGCTTTTGCAGCGGCGCGGTCGTCGAGGCCATCCATCAGCACCTCGGCGATGCGGCGGCCATTCGGGTCGATCTCGTCCAGCTCGTCCAAAAGCTCCTCCAGCAGGATGGCGTCCATCACGATCCCTTCCGGATCAGCGCCGGGTGCAGCGGGCTCCAGCTCGTAGTTGTCGTGGAGATCGTCGATAGAGCTGTGGTCACCAGCCATCTTGAAGCGGCAGATGCCGCAGTCGCCCTCGCAGAGCTGCCAGCGACTGAGGGAGCACTGCCCGTGACGTCGGGCAAAGTCGTGGCAGCGCCAGATGGGACGGTACCATTCGAGGTAGACTTCCTCGGTGACGGGAACGGGCTGGCCGTTCAGATAGATGAGTCTGTTTGCGTCTTTACACATAGAAAAAACCTCCATTCCGGTTTGGAACGGAGGTCTCAGAAGACGCAGAGCAAGGCCATCGAGGGCGAGCAATGTCAATCTTTACGGATACTCCGTTCCGATTGGCTTGCCCGTCCTCCGGTGGCCGAGAAGCTATCAATATGCTGTTGTTTGCAGCGCCGGATCATTGCTGGCCAGTTCCAATGCACTGCATTTCCCCGAAGGGGTGTGAGCGGGTTGATCAGTTAAGATCAGGTCACCGCTCACACTGAGCAAGGATTACTTCTTCTTGCTCGGCTTGGTCTGCGCTAACGCGCTACCAGCGACGGACTTGGCTTTACTGCCGTACCGTCCATCCTTCAAGATCTGACTCGCTTTGGTAGCGACAGTCTTGGAGGTCTGTTTGGTGTTCCGCGCCATGCGTCTCACCTCCAGACGAGAACAGATTGGAGAGTGATTCTTTGTCTATTAACAAACAAAGAGTGCTCTGGAAGATTGAAAGACAACCTTCGAGGTGCTATAATTAAAAGGTGCAGTCGATCTTTGCCCAGAAAACGCCTTCTCCCGTTCTCTGCGTATATCCTACAAAAAGAATCTGGGGTATCTGTCAATAGGGAAAAAGGCATCAAATCTGGGTAATCTGGGTGAAAATCTGGGTATTCTTCCGGGAGGTGATGAATTCTGAAACTGACTGAGTTGTTGAAGCCTGTCTACGAGGTAACGGACAAGCGCTCATATCCCGATTGGCATAGGAATTCAGGCCTCTTTGTCACTCTGTTTTTTATTGCGGGTGGTAGCAATTATTTTTCGATGCCAAGAGGTACGAAAAATGCAGACAAAATGGATACGCAGCGCAAACTATGTAATGGACGATACGATTTGACACCAGCGCAGAAGCAATCATTCGATCCGCTTAACATTGACGGCTTGGTGGAGTTCTTTAAAAGAATGGTTCCGGTGAATCGCGTTTCCAACATCAGGACGACCTTTGGAATCCCAGAAGAATTGCCAGACGATCATGAGCTGCTTTTCATGGCAATGGCCTATCAATTCAGGGCTTTCTTGGAGAGCGAAACACCAGAGGCTGATGACATCATTGCGATGGAGTATCAGCACTTGTTAATCAACGGCGATAAGCCATCGGCTATCCCGATTGAGAAAAGGTATCCTGAAGACGAAGCACTGATTTCTCAAAACCAGATTTCAGTTCATCAGATAGCTTCTCACGACAAAAACGTGCTACATGAGTGGATCATTCAAAACAGAGGTAAGCGTGAATGGCGAGGCAGACGGCTCTACTTCTCTAATCATGCGGATGTAAAGCCGAGAGCTGCATCAAATTATGTTGATATCCCGGACACGCTACCGGGTGAATATATAAAAGTGGCGACAAGCATGGATGCCCGTCGCCACGAAGGAAAAACAGTATGTCATTGGATCATGATTGATGAACAGGGTGAGGATTGTTTCCCAAACAGCAATACATTTGATTTTACACTGATAGCGGATTTCATTTATGTGCCAAAGAATACGGAGGTATAGAGCGTGAAAGAAATGGTAGTTGAAAAATGGTCGACACTGAAGGAAGTGCAGGAATATCTCGGCGTTGGCAGAGAGACGATTCTGCAGTGGATTTCCAAACGCAATATGCCTGCATATAAGGTGGGTCGTCTTTGGAAATTTAAGTTGTCAGAGGTTGATGACTGGATTCGTTCCGGTGGCGCTGATGACCGCAATATAGGAAAGAAAGACGAAGAGGAACAATGATTTGATGGAGGAGAAGTAATGCGAGAAGTTTTTCTTAAGCGGACTTTACCAGAGGGTGCAACTGAGAAGATCTTTCATGAAGTGCACCATTCGGAAGAATTAGGGCTTAGGAATCCGCATCAGCTACGGATGTTCTGTCTGGATATTACGAACACAAAATTCTCGTACACTTCCCTGAAAGACTTCCTCATAGATTGCGTAGGTTATTATGTGTTTGACCGTGCGGAATTAAAGAAGCTGGAAGCAGGCCATGCTCACAGCATCGGGTGGCGTGCCATACGAAGAATGCTACAAAACGGGAAGGTTGATGAGCAGGGAACCGGCAATGAACTAAGCGTTATTCTGCTATATGCATTTCTGGAGGATGTACTTGGAGCACCAAAGCTGTTCAGCAAGATCGAGCTAAGTGCTTTCGATCAGGTGCATAGCGACAGCGTACATCTCCTGCCTATGCCGGATGATGATACCTATTTCCAGATGGTTTTCGGCATCTCAAATATCGTTGGAGACTTAGGCGATGCAGTGGACAAGGCCTTTGCTGCTTTGTCGAAGATCAAGGAAGCGGAAGAAGATGAAGCTCGACTCGTTTCGACATCTTTTTTGAAGCAGCGCTTCGAGGATCAAAAGACGGAGGATTACTTCGTTAGCATTCTGGAGCCGAGTGAAGAAAAAGTCACACGGCCAGAGCCAGCTTTCGGTGTCTTCCTTGGCTACTCCATTGATTTGGATAAGAGCAAATATACGAATCGAGAGTATCCGGATGTGGTAGCTCAGAAAATCGAAATGGATATCCGCTCGTTGATCGACGATATAAAGCAAAAAATCACCGACCTCGAAATGGAGTCTTATTCGTTTTATATCTATGTGTTGCCTCTGGATGAGGCTGAAGCTGACAAGAAGGCTATCATGCAGGAGTTGTTGATAGAAGGAGAATAAGAGATGGATGCAAATGTCAGAGGCCGCACCATTGGTCAGCGGATCTTCTCAGAAATTGATGACAATCCATATCTGAATAAGCTGTATTCCGGTCTCCTGTACAACTATGCCCTCAAGCTCTTTAATCTGACAGAGATTGAAGAACGGCCTGTGAAGCTGATAGATGTTCTTCGGTTTGCTGACTTGCTTTCCAAGTCGGACGATCCGGAGAAAACCGAAACACACCATACATGGGCACAGGAGATCATTGCCCTATCAGAAGAACTGTATGGCGAAAGCAAGCTGCTCAAGATATACAAGGATTCTGTCCTCTCGTCCACCGGGAATTATCAGGGGCTGGATTTGCGGTTTGTAAAAGACAGCGAATATAAGGTGCCACGGTATGATCTGCTGGAACAGATGTTTTTTGAATACAACAAAGAGGCGTATCAGATTCCATCTGAGCCTGACAAGTATTTCTTTCCTGTTCAGAAAGGAATCTATAGCCATTTCGGTGATCAGTACATCAGTTATGCCGCGCCGACATCATTGGGCAAGTCATACCTGATGCGCCTTCTAATTAAAGAAAAAATCCAGAATGGCGAAAAGTGTAACTTTGCCATTCTGGTTCCTACCAAGGCGCTGATTAATGAAGTGACTGAAAAGTTGACGAATGAACTGGAAAAACTGCTTCAAGCACGAGACTATCGAATTGTGAATTCCGCTGGTGCTCTTGCATTGAAAGACAAGACGCACAACTTCATATTTGTGGTTACGCCAGAGCGGATGCTATATGTAATGAGTGATCCGGAAGCAGTGCCAATCGATTATATGTTCGTTGATGAGGCACATAAGATTTCCGAGCGGGATGGGCGCTGTGCTTTTTATTATAAAGTTGTGCAGATGGCAGTACAGGACAAGACTAAGAAAGCGCATGTCTTTTTTGCCTCGCCAAGCATAGCTAATCCGGACGTGTTTTTCCGGGTAATACCGGAATGGGAACACGAGCATGATTTCAGTATAGCAACACAGTATGCGCCGGTAAGTCAGGAGAAGTTTATCGTCGATTTCCGTGAGAACGGTATTTACATTGTAAATGATAGAAAGGATAAAATTGAGCGGGTCTCAGACCTTCCGCAGGAGACTGATTGGCTGGAGTTCTTATTTGATGTTGGAGCAGGAATGCGGAACATCGTCTATTGCTCTGGCCGTGATTCGGGTATTAAGAGCGCTCGCTTATATGCAGATAAACTTGATGAGTTGGGTATCCCAGAGCTTGACGAGCTATCCGATCTGATCAAAGAGACTGTCCATGATGATTACTATCTGGCTGGCTTGGTGAAAAAGGGCGTCGCCTACCACATGGGCTATCTCCCTACGACCATCAGGATGCGGATCGAGGAGCTTTACAGGGAGAACAAGATACAAACGATATTCTGCACTCGCACGCTGCTGGAAGGCGTAAATCTTCCAGCCGACAACCTGTTCATCACCAGCAAGAAAAGCGGCGGCCATGAATTGAATGCTGTTGATTTCAGAAATCTTGTCGGTCGTGTTGGACGTATTGAATTCAACCTCTACGGGAATGTATTCCTCCTTTGCCTGAAACGCCATACCAAGTTTTCTGAGTATGAAGCGTTGGTCAGGGCGACTATTCCGGCCATCCAGCTCCCGTTCGCTGCTCCGATCATGCCGGAGCAGATGAAGGATATTGTGTCCAAGTTGGTAGAAGGAAAGATACCAGCCTTCGAGGATGTAGATGAAAAGGATGCGGAGAAAAACGCACAGAATGCTTTCCTGAGAAGAGTCGTGAATATGCTCGTCCACGATATCGTGAAAGGAAAGAAAAGCAGGATTGTACATGAGTTCAGGGACTACCTCGACGAGGATACTATTGAACGGATCAAGAAGAAATTCGCAGACCGGGCTGATCTGATCGACGACGATATAAACTCATCGGTGGATCAGAATGAGCGGTTGCGGGATGCCATTATCCGAGGACAGATACCTGTCCCTCCCCGTAATGCTACTCATGGACAGATGCTCGCTTTTCTTGAGAAGCTCTGTGAAGCGTTTATGTGGGATCACTACGAGAAGTTCACCCTTGGGTACAGGGATAAAGATGGACATCATTCAAAGCTGAGGTGGTATGCCAAACTCGTTCTGATGTGGACATCCGGCAAAGGGATAAAGCACATTATCAACGACAGTCTGGATCATTGTAAAGAGACTGGCGAGGTGTGGATATATGGGCACAAGCAGGAGTATACCGGTTCAGATGGACAGAAGAATCAGGTGATCGCTAATGTGCTTCAGGACATTGACGATATTCTGCTGTTCCGACTGTCGACGTATTTTCTCCGGTTTTCCAGCGTTTATAAATCGCTCCACAACGCTGAGGCACCGATACCGGATTGGTACGAGTTCATTGAATACGGTACTACGTTTCCGATTCCGATATTCCTTCAGCGGAATGGGTTCTCACGGGAAAGCGCGATATATATCGTCGAGCATAATGAAAAGAACCAGTATGTCGATTATGACGAAGACGATAACTATATCCTCCACATAGCGCTACTTGACTGCCCTGACTATGGTGTCCGCAAGGATGCAAAAAAGGTATATTACAACATAAGAGAATTATTCGTCGAGGAATAAGTCCGTTTTTATGGACACATCAACTGATACAATGCCAGTATGATGGGCAAAAACTAACCTCCACGACAGAGAAACATAAGGAGAGAGATCATGGATAACAAGAGTATCAAGAAGCTGGAAGCTGACCTGTGGGAATCCGCCGATCTGCTGCGTGCCGGATCAAAGCTGACCTCCCAACAGTACTGCATGCCGGTGCTGGGGCTGCTGTTCCTGAGGTATGCATACAGTCGGTTTAAAAAGGTTGAGGCTGAGATATTGAAAGACCGTCCGGTCAGGAACGGTCGCGTGATGCCGGTCGAAGCAAAGGACTACTCGGAAAAGAGCGCCCTCTTCCTGCCGGAGCAGGCGCAGTATGCCTATCTGGTGAACCTGCCGGAGGACATTCCTGCAGCGAACATCACCTATGAGAAAGACGGAGACGTAGTCCAGATCAACAGTCTCGGTGAAGCTGTAAACCATGCGATGGAGCTGATTGAGGCTCAATCCGAGCAGCTGACCGGTGTCCTGCCAAAGGAGTACACCATCTTCTCTGATGATCTGCTGGCCGAACTCCTGCGTATCTTCAACAACAATGCACTGGACGATGTCGGCGGCGACGTGATCGGTCGGATCTATGAATATTTCTTGAGTAAGTTCGCTCCTGTTGTCGCGTCCGATGACGGCGTGTTCTTCACGCCCAAATCGCTGGTAAAGATGATCGTGAATATTCTGGAGCCCACCTCCGGGACGCTGGCGGACATTGCCTGCGGTAGCGGCGGTATGTTCGTTCAGAGCGGTGATTTCGTAAACAGCAAGGGCATGTCCGCAAACAAGGCCATGACCTTCTATGGACAGGAGAAGGTGGAGTATAATGCACAGCTCTGCCTGATGAATATGGCAGTGCATGGGCTGACCGGTGTCATCAAATCCGGCGACGAGGCCAACACCTTTTATAATGACGCGCATAACCTTGCTGGTTGCTGCGACTATGTGATGGCAAATCCGCCTTTCAATGTGGATAAGGTCAAAGCAAAAGCAGCGTCGGATGCTGGCCGTCTGCCCTTCGGCCTGCCGGGTGTCAACAAGGCGAATGAGGTCGGAAACGCAAACTACCTGTGGATTTCGTATTTCTATGCTTACCTGAATGAGCACGGAAGAGCCGGTTTTGTCATGGCGTCCTCGGCCACGGACAGTCAGGGAAAGGACAAGGATATCCGGGAACAGCTCATCAAGACCGGCCATGTGGACGTGATGATCAGCGTCGGGAACAACTTCTTTTATACCAAGAGCCTGCCGTGCAGCTTGTGGTTTTTCGACAAGGGAAAGCCGGAGGAACTGCAGGACAAGGTGTTGTTCATCGACGCCAGAAACTATTTCACTGTCGTTGACCGCACTCTGAATGAGTGGAGTGAATGGCAGCTGAAAAACCTGAATGCCATCGTCTGGCTGTACCGTGGTGAGATAGAAAACTATACCGATCTGCTGGAAGAGTATCATTCCGTTTTGGGAGAGGGCGAATTTGCCGAGATACTGGCCGCACAGGAAGATCAAATGGCTGCGCTCCGCGAGGAGGCCAAGGCAGCCGTCGCCGAGGCTGGAAAGAAGGAAAAGAAAAAAGTACAGGCAGAGTATGATGAGAAGATCATAGAGCTGGAGGAGACGCTTCAGATTACCAAGGAAGCAGTATGGCTCTATGAAAAATTCGACGATGGTGAGTATCAGAATATTCCCGGCCTCTGCAAAATCGTAGACCTCGCAGAGATCGAAGGTAAGGGGTGGTCACTGACACCCGGTGCCTATGTCGGGGTTGCACCGGTAGAAGATGACGGTGTGAATTTCTATGAGCGTATGGATGAGATTCATGAGGAACTGCTAAAATTACAGGATGAGAGCAATCAGTTGATGGCTACTATATCGCAGAATATGAAGGAGATGGGATTATGA